GGAGGAGGAGAGGACTCAAGAGGTATTATCAACCTCGCAGATAGACCAATAGATAATGACCTTTCTGATGGCATTCCCCCCGCCGAAGAATCTGAAAAAGCAAGATTATGCGGAATACATGAATATGATTTACCATTGAAATTCATTTATTATGATCGTTATTTTGAATCTGGGCCTCCTAGCGATCCAAATGAAACTGATCCAACTCATGATCTATTAGATCCAGGCGCGATTGATGCTGCTAATGCTCTTTATATGGATATCAAAGAAAGATTTGGGCCACAAAAATTAAGTGACGGTTCTATCAATCCTCTGCCGGGACAAATTTACTTTGGAGTAGATAATTCTGGCTCTATGAGTTGGTGTACCTCTGAGGGAGATCCAGCGTGGGATTGTCCGGCAGGATGTGAACCCGGAGGCGATAATTATCCTGATTGCTGTCCCCCTCCACCGGGACAAAGTGTTGAATCTGTAACACCCTTAAATCCCGGCGCATGGCAAATTGCAAAGGTATTGTATGATTTATTCGTTGATGATATTGGCGAAGAGGCTGCTACCTTCAAGTTCAATCCACATTATCTGAAATTTGATCATGAATATGGAGATTTTGTTCATCCAGAAGAGGACATCAGCAGTATAGATCCACCTCGGTGGCGAGAACCCGGAGAACATGGTGGGTTTGATTCTCCATACAATGTTTACACTCCTCCGTTACCAGATGATTTTAATCCCGAAGAAGATGAAGCTCCAGAACCTATTAATTTCTGTGCTGGTCATTCTTGCGATCAAAATTGTTTTCTTTGGGAGTATCCAGCAAATCCAGATTATTGGTGGTTTGCAGATTTAATTCCTCCGATTGTTCAACATAAAATATTTTACGATATTAATAATCGAGATATAAAAGACGAACTCAGTACGGGCCCATTGGGGATGTATGTTCACACAAATTATTGCACTGATAGAATGGATTACAGTTTATATTATTGCGATTGTGTTAAAGTATTTCAAGATGAAGTTCCACGCTATCTGGCCGGATACGCGAAAAATCAAATGATAGAGTCTCGTTTACAGCCTTGGGAGTTACCTGTATTTTATTACGATGCAAGTCCGATACCATATTCTGGAGAAGTTTTTCAAGGCGGTGAGGGAGTCATACAAGACACCAATGTAGTTCACCTGAAAACAGGAGAAGATTATCTTGGTGGTTTGAATGACATGATGGCTAAACACTTTAAATGTTGTAACTGTAGTGCAGATAAAGTTGAAGCATGTGGTTGGCCTAATAACTGGCCTATACCCGGATGGTGGGAATGTAATGGACAAAATCCTGCGGGTGGACAATGGCCTGATGGTTCATATGAACGAGGAGAAAGAAAAGAACATTGTGGTTGGGGAGGATCTGCCTGGCCAGAACAATTTGGTTTCGATTCCCCAATTAATTTCAGACAAGACTTAACTGGCAATCCTGTATATGAAAGTTGCTACAAGGGAGCAGCACCTTGCACAATTCGATACATGGCTCCATTCACTCAATTAAGTCAATATGAAATACACGGGTTCTCTACGTTTGGTGAGTCAGGAACTTGTCCTACCGCTAACATACATCAAAAGGGAGTTCCTTGTAAATGTCCAGAAGCTGAACCTCCAAGAATTAACATACGGAATTGGAATCCAACATGTGATCCCGAAATGGTTTTTCCGTGTGAGGATGTTCTTATAAGTGGACTCCCTCTTGATGATAATAACAATCCTCAATGTCCTCCGGGGTGTGAGCCTGGAGGAGAGGACTATCCCGAATGCTGTGAACATGAGATGCCTGCGGAATGCGATCCACAAACTTATTTGGAAACAGGAAGTCCTACTCATCCCTTAGATCGAGACGAGGAAGGTGAAGATTCCGATGGAACTGATCTTATAGTCTGTGTGAAAAATTGTGATTGTGATGAAGATGATCCTGAAGCTGATTCGGATTGTGCTACATGTTTCATAACAACAGAGGATGATTGTGATTATTGGGGAGGACAGAGCGGAGTAATCGGAGCATGTTGTCTTTATGGAGAATGTGTAGATACTGCTGCTGTTTGTTGTGAAAGTAAAGGCGGAGAGTGGTTTGGTGAAGGCACTGATTGCACAATGCCAGAATTTAAATATTGTAAATTTGAGGACGAGTGTGATCCTGATGCTTGCTATTATTGGTTCAGTGATACATATGATCCAGACTTAGCTATGCCCGGAGAAGAATGTATTCCTCAAGATCCATGTGAACAGTGGAACTATACTGATCCATTCAATCCCGGAGCAAGTAGATACTATAAATGCTGTAATATAAGTGGCAGATATGCTTGTGAAAATATTATCGACTGTCCAGGCGAATCAACTCCTCAACCTGAAACCGGCGCTTGTTGCTATCCGCCCGGAGATCCTAGATGGTGTCAGAGAAGATTAGAAGAGGCGTGTGAGGGCGTATGGCAAGGACCGGATACAAGTTGCTCTACATATAACGAAGCAAGTGACACATGGGATCATGCTTGTCCAGTAGATTGGGATTATGGAGCTTGCTGTAGAAATTATGGAGAAGATGATGCAAGTTGCACTTACACATATAATGCTACATGTGAGGAAACTGGAGGCAATTACATCGGAGGATCATGTGAAGCCGTTAATTGTAGTTGCCGGTGTCCGGATGATGCAGTATGCGAAATGTTCTGGGAGGGAGGAGATTGTCAATTCCCAAATTGTTGTCAGTTGGTGACAACTGGTTGTGCAGATGGCGTTCCAGGCACAACCATGTGTAAAAAATGTGTGCCTTGTCCATGTCTTACGGATGGTTGGTGTTTATGTCCTGATGATTTACAGGATTGGCCACCGGCAGAGTGTCAAACTTCTCTATGGAACTGTCCGGAAGCAGCTCTCTCAGGGCCGCTCTGCTTTGGTCCGTGTTGTAATGTAAATAATGATCCGGGATAAATTAAAAGATCATAAATAGTACAACGGAGCTTTAACTAATGCCATATCAAGATCTTTCAACCGAACCAATTTTCCCCGATAATCCGAATTGGAAAACATCTGGAATTACATACAATCCTTCCAGACCTGGTTGTGCGTTCGATTTGAAGTATCTTGATTACTATGTCCCAACAAATAGAAACATAGAAGCTCAATTCAAAAAAGAAGAAATCAAGTACGATCATTTTACAGATTATAATACTTGGACTCATATTGAAACTAATTATCAAGAGGATGATATTTCTGATAATGCTCTTCCAGTAAACGGTCCTTTATTTAAACAATTTACTGGTTATGGTTTTAATTATTCTAGTCCGTTCGGTGTTGGCAATCCTGAACATGTTTGGTACACTCATACTGATCTAGAATTGAATAGAATGATTCAAATAAGAAATTCAATCAGAGGTCCTATCGTACAAAGAATAAATGAAGCAAAAGAATACGAAGATATCTACAAGATATGCAGATCTAAAAAAGAATATGAACTTAGATTGAGAAGACATAATCAAGAAGAAGAGGACGATGTTATTCCTTCTGCACCATCGGCAGAAATAGATGATCTAATGGCAGATTTTCCATTCAGCACACCAGAAAATCCTTGGACTCCAATAGACGATCCTTCAGGCACTCCCGGTTTCCCTGATTACGGCCCCCAAGGTTTGCCTGATTTTGATCCATACTTTGAACCTTGGGATCCGCCAGATTGGAGTGAATGGCCTCCTTTATGGGCCGGAGATTCTGGAGTAGGAGAAGGAATATCAGGTGGGTATAGTGGATTTACTTATGATTGCAATGAGTATACATGTGAGGGATTAAAGGAAAAAATAAATGCAATTCCACTGGAATGCGAATTGATAAAATCGGTATTAGGCCCAGACTGGAGCGGAGTTGATTTAAATAATTACTGGTGGTACGGTTGGCTTCCATCTGAGTGGTTAGAAAATATTGATAATGATTATGGAAACTATTTTGCTCCATATGGAGGAGCTACAGGTTCAATTCCAAATTCGGAAACTAAGGGTCCACCATATCAATCTATTATTGGTACGTTTAGTTGTCCCACTGTAGATGAAAATCTAGGTGAGCATGAAGAAGATACAGAATATGATCCGGTTCAAAATACTTTAACAGATGGTGACTATTTGACTACAGGTTTAACCGCTGATGCTTGTGGTTGTATTCCAGATCCATATGATTCTTTACCATATTACATGACAAAGTGTCAGTTCCCAAAAACCGGAGAAAAATACCCAGAGTATCTAGAGTATGTTAGAAGTGTGGGAGCTAGATACTGGGATGCACCGCTGAAAGCTAGACTTTTAAGAAAAGCTCAAATGGCAATGTTATTTTCACAAGAGATAGATTTTACAGCGGCTGGTAATCTAACCCTAAGAGTAGGAGATGTAATTAGTATTAATTTCCCTGCTATAAGTGTCGAAGAGAATAATCCACCAACACCAAACCTCATCGGAGGCAAATGGTTGGTAACGAAAATAAAACATACTATGAGTGGTAACAATGAATACAAAATGTCAGTAAGTTGTGCTAGAGATAATACTACACTAAGCACCCAAGAAACATCTGAGATTGAAGGAACTGATATTCTTGATTTTGGTTTTCCAGAATTTGATTTCGATGATACTATTCCTAGCTTTGATGATGATTTCACTGCTTAGTTTATGATAAATATAAAGTAATCTAATAAATAAAGGCAAAAGGAAAATACAATGCCATCATACGGAAGAGGATATACTGGTACAGAGACGGTTTATTCGGAAAAAGAAAAGGAATATATTTACTCAGATCTATCTTTTATTTTTCGTCCAAGTCCATCATATACAGAAAGTGGACTTTCGGGGGATATTGTCAGAAGATATGATAGTTCGTCTATAGATCAGTCTGTTAGAAATATCTTGTTAACTAATCCGTTTGAAAAGGCTTTTGCTCCCGATTTTGGATGTAATCTTCGACAGTTTCTATTTGAACCAGATGACGGATGGGCAATATATGATTTGGTAGAAGAAATAAAGAGACAGATAAGTATACATGAGCCAAGAATTGCAGTCAATGATATCATTGTAAGGCCAAATCCTGATAATAACGAATTGAATGTTCAACTTAACTATGATATAAAAGTTTTAGACGGGGATGATCCTAATTCATCAGGAAATGTAGAAGTCGTAGTAGAAAGGACAAGATAAAATGGCATATTTAACAGGATATACTGGATCCCAGAATCCTATTCTTTCTTTAGGGAAGTTAGATTTTACTGATATTAAAAGTTCAATCAAAGATTACTTAAAGGCAACTGACACATTTAATGACTATGATTTTGAGGCATCAGCACTTTCTACTTTGTTAGATGTGTTATCTTACAATTCTACGATGTATGGTTTTTATGCAAACATGATTGCAAATGAGTCATTTCTTGACACAGCGGCAAAAAGAGAATCAATCAACTCGTTAGTAAAGCCTTTATCTTATGTTCCATCATCAAGAAGATCACCTAGAGCAGAAGTAGTTGTTACCGGAACAGGACAAACTATAAACTTTGGAGATTTATTTACGGGCAACGGGTATCAATGGACACCCGACAAGTCGTATTATGTGAATGGATCTACAGTGGTTACTTTGCTACAAGGAAATAGAGTGGATAGAGTCGCTGGAACTCTTTACGATAGAGGGATCAGACATCAAAAGTTTAAAATACCAAATGCAGAGATAGACACTTCAACATTAAAAGTTCATGTGGATGAAGGAAATGGTTATATCGAATGGTCAAAAGCAGATGACTCTGTTGGAAACATTAGTGGATTTACTGCGGGAACTTCAATTTATTATTTAACAGGATCTAGTGATGGGGGGTATGAAGTATATTTTGGTGATGGAGTATTAGGAAAACTTCCTGAACACCAATCCCAAATTAGATTTGAATATCTTGTTACTTCAGGTGCAGACTCTAATAATAGTGCCTCTTTTGTTAGTCAAGTAAATGGAGTGGGAGTTTTATCCACAAGAAAGGTTGCGGTTGGTGGCTCTGGAATAGAAACACTAGAAAGCATAAAAGAAAACGCACCATCTTTCTTTCAGACTCAAGGAAGGGCAGTCACAAAGGGAGATTTTGAGGTTCTGATAGAAAAACAAATGGGAACAGGCATTCAAACAAGTGTATGGGGAGGAGAAGAAAATGATCCTCCAAACTACGGAAGAGTTTTTGTATCAGCAGTATCAAACAATAGAAGACTAATCGCAGATTCTCAAAGAGAGGAAATTTTAGGTCTCTGTAATGAAAAGTCATTAGTTAGTATTGTTCCAGAATTTCTTGATCCAGTTTTAATTGATATTAGATTATCAGGACAGTTAACATTTGATGCGGATCTTTCATATAAAACTGTAGAAGAAATAGACGCTCTTATCACACAATACACAAGAAATTATCCTTTAAGAACATTCAACGATTCATTCAGAATATCTGATTATATTGCAGAACTGTCGGAGATTGATAGTGGTATTGTGGGCGAAAATATTCAAATGCATTTATCTAGAACATATTCTGCAACAGAAGATGAGCCTGTGTATTCATTAACCATACCGTTTAAGAATGCAATCAGAGATCCAGAGGGACAACCTGCCTCCGTTGTAGAAAGTCTATCTCCTTTTAGAGTGATTAGAGATGGAACTGTTTACCTTGTTAGATTATATGATGATGGTCTCGGAAAAATAGAAATGTGGGACACATCAACTGATAATAATATGGGAGTCATCGGATCTGTAAATTATGAAAATGGAAGAGTGCAAATTAACAATCTTGGCGCAATAGAAAATTTTACTATTCAAATTGATCCTCGTTTAAACTTGATAAGTGCAAAGCACAATTTAGTTTTAACGATTAAGGATCCTGACATTGAAATAAATAGAATCAATTAGGGGATAGTAAATGACTTTAACTACTACTGGAACTGGAGGAAATTCTGGAACGGCTGGAAATATCTATGACATTGCTTATAGCTTTGTTGAAGGCGTTCAGGATTCTTATGATAACCAAGTAGTAAAAAGATATGTTAATTTTTTCAATGACACAAGACTTCCTAGTCATATCCAAGAGTCATATCCTCAGTTCACAGAGTTTATAAGAATATTCTATGAGTGGTTAGCATCAGAACAAGAAGTTGGATTGCAAGAATTAATAACTGATGTTGATGAAACTTCAGACACAGTTTTAAAATTGATGAAAGAAATTTATGCTAAGGGCTTTCCAGATAAAACCTTTGATTATACTAAAGGCGATGATGGTGAAGTTCTAGTTGATTTCTTAAGACCTGATTTAGGAAAAACTGACGTAAGAAACTTTTTGTCTGCTTGTAAAAATTTATATCAATACAAAGGCAATCCAAAGTCTTTAGAATATTTCCTCAGAACCTTTTTTGATTCTGATTCTTCAGTCACCGAATCAAGTGCTTATGTTTTAAGACTATCAGAAGCTCCATATAGAGGCGTGTCTGCTGGAGTCACAGGAGCAACTGCATATCATTGGGGATCAACAGCAGAGTGTGATGTAATATATCCATTTAAGCCGCATCCGGGAATTTCTGCTTTAGAAAATAGTTGTGCAACAGGGCCTTGTTGGACAAATCTTGCCGGTGAGCCTTGTTGGGCAGGAGGAAGTTATGATGCTCAGGGAAATGAAATATATCCTCCATGTGATAAACCAGGCTGTGCGCCGGGATCTCCAGAAGGAGTTCATTATGATGATGAGGTTGGAACATTAAGTGGACTGAGTAGAATACATGACAATAAATATTGGCAAAGCTACTCATATCTTTTCGACACCGAAGCTAGAATTGATGACTATCTTCCTTATGTTAAGAAACTATTTTCTCCAGCGGGAACTTTCATTGGAGCAAATCGATCTGTGTGGGAAACTATCCCTCAACCGGGAACCACCGGAGATATATACCCGGTAGAACAGCCAATCATAGGCAATTATACCGCTTATCGTTTCGGAACCACTATGGATTTAAGAAATAATGTCCTTGGAGTGGATTTATATCCTTGCGGCTATAATCCATATCTTGGAAATACTTATACAATAGATCATTCACAAAGTATAGGAACAACCGCCCCATATGCAGACGCAATGTGGTATAAAAATGAGAATGGATCCACAGCACATCAAGCATTCGAGGACAATGCACTGGCGGTCGCTCAGGATCAATTTGCGGCACTGGGATATACAGCAGGCGGTTCAGGTGGAACTGGAGCAACAGCAGCAGAAGAACTTGGAATGTCTTTCTTTAGAATTTATCATCACCCGAATTCATGGTCTTTCCAAGTTCCTGAAGGAATTGCATTCAAAGACATAAATCTTGGCGATTTTATGTTCTTAAGTTCCCTAAATACTGGTACAGGATCTCCCAACATTCCAAATGGAAATAGTGGAGGATGCCCAGCATTCCATTAGAGGTAAATAAATGAGTTATAGAAGACTAACAGGATTATTGTCAGAAAGTTTTGCCAGAGATTTTAAAAATCAAAATCTCACACTTGTCTTTGGAAAATCCTCAGACAATACTAATGAGCCAGACTATAGATCGACTCAAAGTGCTAGGACATTAAATGGTGTTGTAGCTGTAAATCTATCACAAGAAAATAATACATGGTTTAAATCTGTAGCAAGAAATGTTAGTTGGGAAAGAAGAGTTTTTGAATCTTGGGACAACACAAAAGACATGGATGGTAAAGACTACTATGCAGTTGTAAATGACAATGGGGTAAGAAGAGTATATTGGTGTCTTGATAATAATCAGGGCGGAATATCAACTGTACCACCAACAGGGACAGATATAAGCCCAATAAAAACAGCAGATGATTACACATGGCAATTTTTGTATTCAATTTCTGGAGATCTTAGTAGATTTTACACAAACAAATGGATTCCAGTTCCTTCAGTTGATGAAATCAACAATCCAAACCTACCATCAAATAGTCAACTTAATTTAACTAAGCTAATGATGGATTATTGGAATAATAGAATTGGTAGTATAATTCGTTTCAGTGTTAATGACTCTGCTGTAAAAAATATAAGATGGAGTTCTGAACCAAGAATAGAATTTCTAGAAACTGGGGATGAGGAATGCACGTTTGATGTCAAGTGGGATTTTTTCAGCAATTCTCCAATTTCAACTGAGGATGGATATAGACTAAGAAGAATTGATGTTGAACATCATGGAAAAGGATATTCAGATTCTTTTGAGAATTTGTACTGCTATGGAGAACCATCATTCCCTTCTGATAAAACCGTTGATAATATTTTTGGCAATACAAACTATGGAGATGTAATTGCTCCTTTTGTTTATCCAGTAATATCACCGACTATGGATTTGTTAACATTACTCAATGCTGACTCTGCTATGATAGTATATTCTATTGACAGCAGCAGACTTGCACAGATCACTGATATGACAGATGGTTTTAATGAAATTAGATTAGTAAAGAATCTAAAAGATTCGGACGGAAATAATTTTGCAGCAACGACAAAAGCAGATGTTGCAACAAGAATGACAACAAAAATTACAGTCAATGCCTCGAATGTAGTATCAAAAGGTAAAAAAGTTGCAAGCGCCCAAGCAAACTCTTTAGGTAAAACAAATATTGGAAGTGTTGTTGCGGCTAATTCAAACAATACTATTGTCGAAGTTGTCAACGCTGATGAAAAATTTGCAGTTGGCGATAAACTTTTTGACAAGACTACTTTGGTGCCATCATTAGCATCTTCTAGGGTTGCCGGTTCGGGAAGTTTGTCATGGAGCGGAAAGCACACCTCAACAACTGCAAAGAAAGTAGGTGCGTCAACAGATCTTACTGAAATTACAGCAGTTGATGATCCGGGAATTAAAATGGGAGACGACTCTCAAGTATTGTTTGTCAACAAAATCACAAATGCAGATTCATATACTTCTGGAATAAGTTCTTATCAATTTAGGGCAGTAATTGGAGAAGATCCAGACCCTACTAATGATGGAAGAAGAAGTTCATCAGGGTATTGATAATAGATAAATAAAAGAACCGTTAGGAGAAAGCGATGACAACATTTTTTTCATATCAAGATTCTGGTTTAGATGACTGGGATCCGACTAAAAATCATTTACAGATGGGATTTAGACCAGGGTTTGCGGTTCAAGCTAGAGAACTGACTCAAATGCAAACACTGTTACAAAATCAGATATCTGCTTTAGCAAAAAGATTTTTAAAAAATGGAAGTCTAATTGATGCTAGTTTAGATTTAACTAGTCCTCCAAATGGAATTGGTACTTGGGGAGTGTCATTGAATACTGGATATGTTTATATTATTCCACAAGGAAAAGACATAGGTTACTTTGTTCATAATAATAATGTGTTGAGTCCTGATTCTCCAGTGATAGGCGATTCTGATCGAGACACATATGTTTACGCAAGAATAGAGGAAGTACAAATTAATCCAGAGGGAAATGAAACTCCGGCGATGGGAGGATACTCTAGAGTTGGCGTAGATCCAACTTTAGTCGATAATGCTCAAGGTTTTGCAAACCATAACGCGCCAGGTGCGTCTAGATATCAGATAAATATATTAAATCTTGGCTCGTATCTAGAGGGAGATAGTTTACCAGTGAATGCAGTTAATTTGTTTTACATAAAAGCAACTCAAGGTGTAGGCACTGGAAACATACCATACTATATCGATACGAACGAACCAATTCCGTTTACGGGAGGATAGGAATAAATGACTACTACTAACATAGGATATTTTGGAGGCTGCACTGGATATACATGGGCCTATAACCACTCGGATAGAGATGGTAATTTTGGTTTAACTGCGCCTTGGTTTTTACCCGGAGGCACAGGAAACCAGTATCCTAGTGAGTATGGTGTTTTCTCTTATGATCAATATAGTGCTGTGGCCGGAGTTTCAGCGACAGTTCAGCATAGAGATTATTTGATTCCTATCGTTAGTTTAAATGATACGTTTGAATCTTGGAGAACCAAGACAAATGATGAGATCATTGAAAAATTAAATTTGTTAAAAGTTTATGGAACAACCGCTGGCGATGGATTGATGGTTGGTGTATCAACCGGAGGAACTGCTGCTTATGCATTCTCTGGTAATGTTTTAAGAACTACCTCTACATTTTGCAATAATGTTTACATTGGTAAATCTCTTAAAGTTGGTGATGCGACCATTGGTGGAACAGCTAATCCCGGAAAAGTTACAGGCAACTTTAATGTAAATGAAAGTTTAGTAATATTAAATCATAATGAAGCGGGGGCTTCTGTTGGAGATTATAGTGGACTTATAATCGGAGGTTATGCAACTGGACCTGATCCTGCAAGCATTGGGCTATTGGAAGATGAGAGTGCATCTGCTGACCCAGATGACGCTTTTGTTTTTGATAGACCTTATTGGATTCATAAAAACAATATGTGGAGAACCAAAGAAGGATTGTGGCTAGAAGGTAAGTTAATCCACAATCAAGTATTCTGTGGTACAACAGGTGGCGGGGAAGGTCCAGCAGGAACATATCGTTTCGGAAGCACTGGTGGAGATTATCCATCCGGTCCTTATGGTTACAGTGGTCCAACAAACGATTATAAAAATCTTCTGTTCTCAGCAGACACAGACTCGGCTGAAGGTGGGGTTGTAAGAATATTCTTTGGTCCTACATTATCCCGTGCTAACTGGATGGATATTGATGGTCGTGGAGGAGTTTCTGGTGTAACTGGACAGGCCTGGAGAGGAGTTAAGGGCGTAACCGGCGCACTAGTTATAGGAAATACGGCCGGCGGACTTCTTGAATTCGATGATAAAGGTTATGTCAATATCTACAAGGGTTCTAATAAGAAGAGAGTAACAAAAACAGATCACGGATTTACTTTCGGCCATTGTCTCCGGTATGATGCAGTCAACGGATACACATATGCTTCGGCTGCTGGAGACTTTGAAACAGAATCGGGCGATGGAATTTATGCCGCGGATGCTCTAGGTATGGTATCAAAATATATTGATAAAGATACTTTCGATATAACATTCTTAGGAGAGCTTGAAGAGTCCAGAAACTCAGCGTGGAATGATATCATTATTGAAAGTGCTGCATCTGGATTGACTCCGGGACAAGTTTACTTCTTAGCAGTTTCAGCCGCAGTAGCTGATCAAGGAAAAATACAGTCTACGGAACCAATCGTTACTGGTAATATAAACAAACCAATGATGATTGCAACAGGAACAAATAGCGGCGTCATTCTAAATTATAGAGGTCAGTATAACAATCCTACAGGTTGTTCTGGAGGATCGACTGGATCAAGATCTATCTTCTTCCAGAACACATATACCCACGGTTCCGATCCTGCGTTTACGAAAGGAAATCTTGTTACTTATGATACAACTGATGGCAATCCATCCGGTTTGAAATTAGCAAGCAATGTGGAGCTTAGTACGTCACATGTAATTGGAATGGTAAGTTTCATTGACACTGCTTTGGGAATTATGGAAATTACCACACAAGGAACAGTGATTTTAGATTCCAACTTTACTAACTTTGATAATCCTGGCACTTATTTCTTAGGATCAAATGGTAATGCAACGAAGACACAAGAAGGATCATTGTCTGTAAAGGTATTCGATGCTTTGTCGGGAACAAAAGTTATCATGAATCCAGACAGTCCGGACTTCGTTACCAATCCAATGGGTGCGGGAGATACTCGTCAGAGAGGTGCCGAACCTGCACAGCCTGGTTTAGATCTTAATTTACTAGGACCAACTGGTGCAACTGGATTTACTTATGATAACGCTGAAAGAGTAAATAGAAACTTTATCACAAATCCCGATTTTGGAATTTGGCAAAGAGGTTTAGGAACAACTGGTGCTAGTGGTCATACTGCAACAGATCATACTTACTTTGCAGATAGATGGCTAAGAGTTTCTCAGACTGGAACTGGTTCTCATGCCGGCAATCCTCTCATAATGGAATTATATGGAACCGGCGCAAGCTCTGGAACACATAGAACTTTCGATTACGTTTTAAGAAGAGATGATTTTGATAGAAAACAGACAGATGTAGAGGGACATCCAATTTATTATTCAACCGTTCGTGGCAAGATTAATTTCCACGGAGGAACAAATAGTAACGAATATTGCAAGGTGGAACAAAGATTCCCAGATGTAACTTCACATGCAGGAAATATCATGACTGCATCTTTCTACGCGAAGGGTGGTTCGACTGGAACATGTCACTTAGCTTGGACTCAGAACTTAACGGGAACAACTGGGTGTGTTCCCGGCGCAACTGGTCAAGATGCACTCGATGCTAGAGGAATAACTGCCAATGAAATCATAACTCCAATTACAGATTTCCAAGTTACTCCAAACTGGCAAAAATATCAGTATGCATTCTTCGTTCCTGAAATAAGTAACGAGTCTGGTGCCTCTGGTTCAAATCATGGAATCACTCATGGATTTAGTGGAGATCATTTCTCATCTCTAGGAATTTATACACAGCTTACTTCTTTACCTAATGGCACAGAAAAGAATATTTACTTTAATCATAATCTTCACCTGTCGCAATTTAAATTAGAAAGAAGTAATTTCTCTACTCTCTTTGATCGTGTGGACGAAAAGACAGAGTTGAAGAAATGTAAAGAGTTCTATCAGACAAGTTATGATTATGGTGATATTCCGGGAACAAACACAATCGAAAATGGTTTACCGAATCCATCTGGAATTCACTTTATAGTTCCTGCATCTAAGACTCACATACATCAGTTTGACCGATCGATGAGAAAAACGCCAGAATCGTGTACGTTGTATTCTCCTTCTGGAATTATAAATGAAGGCTTTAATGCAGATATAGGAAGAGATTTGAGGTATGCCGCAGGCACCACAGATATTCTCGGAATTAATAGGATAAATAATGCAAATGCCGAAAATATTGGATGCACTTCAGGAAGTCCGGCTGGTCTAAGAATTAATATTTTCTATGGTGCGAATCCCCTAGATAATGTAGTAGTTCACTATGTTGCTGACGCTGAATATAACAATGCTCTACCAACAGAAGTAAGTGAAAGTATAGACTAATAACGGAGTCCAATAAATGGCAATAACAAATTCTTCAAGTTTACAACCTCATGTTTGTCTTACTGACAATAATGCTGCAACGTCCAGTAAAATTGCAGTCAACGTGCATCAAGCAAATCACGGCTTCACTATTGGAACCGTTCTTCGATGGAACAGTGCATTGGATGGTCATACTTATGGTTACACTGCCGCACAAGCAAACAATGCTTACAATGCAGAAGTAGTTGGTATTGTTTCTCAAGTTATAGGTTCAAATGATTTTGAATTGTGTGTCGGTGGTATTGTTAACATGACTAGTTTCTTTAGCAACACCACAGGCATTCTTGCTCCGGGAGCAACACAAGATGATGTTTATTTCCTAAGTGGTTATACTGCTGGGTGGATGACAACCGAAAGGCCCACTACAACAGGGTGGGTTGCAAAGCCTGTTATGACTCGAATTGCACATGATGCCAATGATCGTATTTTTGGCTGTGTGACAAATTATGTTGGCAGTTTACTCGGAGGAAATATTGCAGTATCTCTTGGAAACTTAACTCCTCCCGGAACAATTCAAGCGTATCTTGGAGAAAAGACTGCGGTTCCAACTGGGTGGGCATATTGTGATGGAGAGGGGTATTTAGATTCTAATCAAATTCCGGGTTTCAATATTACCACATACCCTGAATACTATTCCGCAGTCGGTAAAAAATATGGATGGATAGAGAGATTAAATCTAAAAGCTACTCCCGCTGTGGGAGATAAAGTAAGACAAGTGATAGGACAAGGAAATAATATAAGAACTATTTCCGGAATTGTAGTAGCAACTGTGTCTATCACTGATAGCATTACAACTGAAGTTTATGTCAAGCAGACTTGGGATAATACTTTCCTTGGAGATTTAATTCCTTACAGTGAAAATTCTAATTTTTATGAAAAACAAAATTCCACAACTAGAGGAAGTGAAGTCGATGAAATTGATAAAGAATTTTCTCCAGTACAAACATTAGCAGAATTTGAACATAGCACTACTGGAACATCAGTCATAATAACTTCAAGAGGTCAAGGGGAATATTCTGCTTTAAATTATACTGGTGACGTTACGCCTGGAGTATATTCTGTGTTGCCTCCTGATTTAAGAGGAAGAAGTTTACTTGGAGGTCAAGAAAAACCAGTTAGATTTGATGATGATTTTGGTGACACACAGCCTGATGTTGTAGGAACATATGGCGGTCATCGTGATTTCAGACTTACTGGTTCTGCAAAAGAAAACGAAGACGGCGGTGGAGGAAACTTAGGACTTGCTGATAAGTTTGGAACTCCTATCGATTTAGAATTTGGATGGGCGTTGAAACAATCTAACTTACCACCATATATGACGGTTAATTGGATAGTGAGAGTTGATCCAACTGCATACGCTTCGTTAATTGATAAGTTGGAAGTTAAACAACTTAAGTTGACTGGTTTGCCAACAGATTCACTAACCACAGAATATCAAGAAGTATATAACGATTCTGGAATTCTCAAGATCGACAACACAGAATAGGAAGGACTTTAATATATGAGTTTTCCTTCCCTAGTAAACACAGTTAGCGCCCATCCTTTTGAAATTGGGCCTGTAGGACCAACTGGTCATACAGGAAGTGCTAGTGTTGCTACAGGAGCAACTGGTCATACAGGATCAACTGGTCCCACTGGTGCAACAGGTCCAACTGGTTCTACAGGACCGCACATTATCGGTGTGACATATACAAGCACTGGAGGAAACGCTCATCATCTCATTGTTCAATACGCAGGAGGTCAAACATCAGACGGAGGATTCTTTAGAGGTCCAACTGGTGAATCGATTTACCATTTATATGGCGAAAATGTTGGACAGGTTACAGGTGGATCTTTCTTTGCGGAATCGACCGAAGGAACCTTATATCTAAGAGGACTGACTGGCGGCGGTGGAGTTGTTGTAACAGAAGAAGATAAGTATACGACGGACTCTGACGGAAGACAAGTTTATGCTGGATCAGTAATTAAAATTGGATATAATTCTGAAAATGTCGCTCAGGTGCCACAGGGAACAACAGGGGAGTTGCTATTCTTCCAAAATAATGGAGGAGGAACTGGTTTATGTGGAGCAACCCTTACAAAGTATTATCCAGGTCCTACCTTTGCTTTAAGTGTAACGACTAAAAAATATGATGAAGTTTCTGGCAGAATATCTCCATCGGAATGGGTATGCGACACAAACACTTTCGTTTATAAAATTAATCCTATGGATCTATTATCTCTTGATGCTGCAAAAGCTAATAAATCAAAAGGCAATTATTGGGTAATCAAACCACTTGATGATTATAGAAAATATTTTGGTTACATTCCTTCCGAATCAGAAAGACCTTTTATCAGAGTGGTAGATACGTCTGGTTATCAGGGAAATGTAAATGAATATGAAAATGCATTTGGTAAAAATACCTCTTTAGGATTTACAATGTTATTAGAAAATGCAGATAACAACGGCTCTAGAAAAATTAGAACAGATTGCACAAATGAGGAAGGTGAATTTATTTTATATTCCTATGATGAAGTGTTTCCTAAAAATTGGAAATTCCCTTTTAATGCACAACCGATGTTAACAAACGGAATAGATATTATACAGTTCATAAGTATTGGAACGGAAGATATCGGATCAGGAAGAAATGAATGGTATGGTTTTTATGTTAGAGGCGAAGGGAAAAGTCCATTTGACTTCCCACAACCAATCTAGTTAAGGATTAGTAAATGAGTAGTAGTGCCCATATTATGATTCTAGGTCCGACCGGTGCAACTGGTCCTACTGGTGATTGTGGTCCCGATTGCGTTAGTGGAGTTTGTCTTGCTTCAGGGACAGGAGCAACAGGAGTATGCGGTGGTACGGGAACAACCGGGCCCACTGGCGCTCAAGGCGCAGTTTCAATAGGTTTTGGTTACTGCGGTCCAAATTCATTATCTCCAACCGGCGGAACTTTTAATCCTGAATTTTATGAGTATGCAGGTGTTACTGGCATAACTTCAGAATATAGATTGCTTTTGTTCTTAGGAACGGCATCAACAGGCGGCGGTTTCACTTTAGAAGTTCCAAGTCCAGATGTTGGGATGAATATTCAAAATGGCGTCGTCGCTGATATTCGAGGAGAAACTGGAGCAACAGGACAAACTGGACCTGTGAAGATTGTTAATCTTGGCGGAATATCCATATTACATGGAAATACTTTTACATATGACGGATCAAAAGATTGGGAAGCAGGGGATCCGCTATTACATAATCAAGTTACTTTCAAGACGTTAGAATCTGAAGGTGACATTCACATACATGGTTCCAATGATCACACTCTCCACATAGGCGGTTTATCTGCAAATGCAGCAGATGGTGTTAACATGGGTTTGACTGGGGAACTTCTATACCAGAGTGGAATTACATATGGTGATGGTGCGACCGATACTTTCTGGAATGCGAGTGCTTGGCCTGTTCCATCGAACGCATCAGCATATCATGAAGCCTTAACTGCAAGACTAATTGATCATAGAGAAATAATTAAGAGACACGGTCATCATGATGGTTATACTGCTTATCCAATCGGATTCGAATCAGATCTTGACGGCGGAGTTAACACTCAACTTTCATTGAAAGATGGTAATATTCAAAAGATTTATTGCGGTCCAACAACCGGACAAATCTTTATGCCAATCGATGATCCTATCACACCATATGGTTCTTATGGTGACGGGACAGATCCTACTGTAGAAACTGGAGTAACACATGATATTGTTCAGCATCTTACTCTTATTCTGCATGATGCAGGAAATCACAGAAACATTGATCCCGACTCTCCTTATTCTGGAGTAATCAATTATGATTATGAAATATTTGGAGAATATGGGGATCATGGAGATCCTTCAAATGCTTCTGAGAAGTTCCCGATTTTCCCTGAAGCAAATCAATATGGAACTTGGAAAGAAACTAAATTCACCAAGTCAGATATAAACAACGAAGACTACGGCTCAGTGGATATTTTACACTTTATCAGGAAACCAATAACAGACACAGAGTTTAGATGGTACGCATTAAATCCAGTAATAGGTTTTAAAGAAAATACTGAATATACTTACAATGAAGATAACATAGGTGCATGTTGTCATGATTCTTACTTCGAGGACGGAAATGGCTGTAGAGATTACATTACAGCAAAGGAATGTGACGCACTCGAAGGATCTAAATTCTTTACTGAGACTCTTTGCAAAGATACTGGTTGTATAGGAAATGATGGTGCATGTTGTACCATGAATGGTTGCATTCAAACAACTGAAAAGGAATGTGAAGAATTCTTTGGATATTTTGTAAACGACGCAAGCTGTGATGATACCAGTTGGTCTTGTAATAACTATCCCTGTGATTGTCCAAGTCCTCCACTCGGAGCATGTTGTTTCAGTTATGAGGGAGCGCCGTGCGTAGATTGTATTCAATTAACAGAACGACAGTGTTCTTATCTCGGGAATAAAGACGAAAGTTATTCCACTACGTTCAAGGGAGTCAATACAGTATGCGGAACTAATTCATGTGGTTCAAATACTTGCACCGAATGGGGATCTTGTTGTCATATGGACAGCGAGTGTAATGCAAGAACAATATGCAGCTATTGCAATGAGGACACATGCACGGCGTTAGGATCAATCTGGAGAGGATATGACGTTAAACACTGCAACCAAGAAGGTGTGCCGGATACTCAGGAAAAGTGGATAGGTTGTTATTGCTTAAGTGGAAATGTATTCTGTGAGTATGCAAATTCATTCGAGGAAATACAACGTGCAGTTGGGGATGGAAATGCCAGCGGCAAACCAGAATGCCAGAACATAGTCAGATGGAATCCAAGTTCGTTGACAGAAGAGTATAGTTATCCAGATGGTTGGATTCCTTGTTTCGGAACTGAAGTTATAGATGGAATAATTTATAGCAATCCTTCTGCATCAGAAACAATGTGTGAGCAATGTGATGAGTGTAACTGTGCAGAACAGGCACAAAATAAACCTTTAGGAAGATGTTGTTTTGACTTCAATGTTCCAGTAGGAAATCAGATGCTTAACTGCCTAACCAACTATGATGAAGAATCATGTTATGCTTTAGGTGGAACAGATTGGGAAGAGGGCGGAAGTTGCCCCGGAACTTGTGCAGCGGTGGTGGATGAAGAATGTATTGTTTGTGATGAAACCAGAGTGTGCTGCCTCGGCGGATTGTGTAGATTGGTATTGTCTGAAGAGGAATGCGAAAATGCTGGAGGAACTTTCTATGAAGAGTATGCAGCATGTGAGCAAGTAGATTGTTGTATAGACACAACAGGTGCTTGTTGCTTCCCTGACGGCTGTGAAGAGGTTGGACCTCAAACCTGTGCTGGAGCAGGAGGAATATTCCAAGGCATTGCCTCTAGATGCACCGATCCATCAATCGAATGTTGTATTGATGATAGTCAAGAAGATCTTCCGGGTGCGTGTTGTTGTGAATACAATACAGATTGTGTAGAAAACCTTACCTCCGGGGAATGTGCTTTGAAACAGCAAACAGGCATGTATGGCCTTTGTGAACATTATCCGGGCCTCGCGTGTGATGAAAGTGGATGTCCAACTAATGTATGTTCACAATGTCCTGTTGGAGATGACAGAGTTTCTTGGCACATCTTTGTTTCAAGTCGAGATTCTTTCTTCGACGAAACTGATGGAGTACCGCAATCTAAAGTTTGGGGCAAGAACGATTATAATTCGACGCAGGATCTTAGCAGCACAGACGCGTATTTCGGACCGGCACTGACTCGTAAGTCGGATGGTTATTGGAATACCTACGGGTGGTGGTCCTATTCTGGCAACAATGCATGGGATCTCATAGAAGACGGAACTACAAACCACACTTGGAATGATAATCCATATACGAACACTTATGCTTTAAGAAACGGAAATAATGATGGCTGTGATGCACCGGAAGATCTTCGGGAAATCGTAACCGACAATGCATGGAGAGAGGGTGTTCCGGCACATGATGATGATCAGATATTTGACTATCCTTCAGAGAGAGGCCTAGTAGTTCATTCGCATATGTTGGAAGATACAATATGGCAAGATGATCTTGAAGATAAACTAAGAGGACATCATGGAAATGATAATTCATATGGAGTTGAATTATATAATCTTCTTAGTCCTGAATATAAAACTGATAACAACTTTGACGAAGTTAATTATAGAGAATTACTAGAGGCAACATTCTTTAATCCATATGTTCCTTCTATTGATGAGTTTGCATATTTAATTTACCAGATGACAACTAATGCATTCTTAGCAGAATCAATGTCAAGTTATGATTTCTCCGGAGACTATTGGACATCCTCTGCTCCTGATTTTGCTGACATGGATAACTTAAACGGCACTGTGTATGGTGGTGTTCCAGATCAAGATTACGCTGGACCATTTGAAAATGCAGATCCATCAAATCCGGTAATTGAATATTATTACAATGCATTTACTCAAACGGGAATTGGATCTGGACAGTCTCCAACAATAAAGAGAAAAAGAAGAGACTCGGTTAATAAGGTAAGAAGATTTGTAAGAGTAATGGAAACTCCAGGCAGAGACATAAGACCTGACATAAAGTTTATCCAAGATCCAGATGCTCCAGCGGAAGAATATCGACCTT